ACCAGTTGCGTGATCTGCTGCCCCAGGTCGATGACCTGATTCAAAGCGGGGCCGACAAATACAAGGCGTATCGGCAGGCCTACCGCGAGGCGTCGCAACCCGTGAACCAGCAGCGGTTCCTGCAACAATACCAGGGTGGCGCCAAAAAGATCACCGATGGCGAGGGCAACCTGCAACTCGCCAAAGTGAATCGGATGCTGGAGGACATCCACAAGGGCCTGACGGATACGAAGTTCAATCTGGCGCAGTCGCTGACCGACGAGCAGATCCAGAACATCGTCAACACGCGGAATGAACTGGCGACCCGAACGCTGCGTGACGAGCAGGCCAAGGTGCCTGGATCGCCCACCGCGCAGCTACTCAATCAGGCGGCGAAGCGTGGCACCGGGCCGCTCGCGCAGTCAGTCAGAGCGGGCGCCGAGGCCGTCGCGCATGGCACGGGCATCTACGCTCATATGCACGGCTTGCCGTTCCTGAACGTTCCCATGGGGGTTTACAGCGCGACGTTCCCCTACCGTACGGCGAGGCGCGAAGCGCGGGCGCAGGCGAAGATCGACGCCGGGACCAACGCGCTGAAACAGAAATTGCTGTCGCAAGACCCGGTCAATCCGCTCAGCCAGTATTGATCTGGCGGCGGCGGAACCTGGCCGGGATGCCGGAAACCGGCCATGCGAGGGCGAGCGCGCAGAGGCCGCCAATCGCGACAGGCACCGAAAAGGTTTCGTGAGGGCGGTCTGGTGCTCCGAAAAGCAGGGTGCCGCCGGCTACCATGACAGCCAGAGCCGCGAACGCCAGCACACGCGCGAATGAGTGGCCCCGCAGCCAAAAATACAGCAGGGCGGCGATGGCGAGCCCGACGATCAGAATACTCAACATGGCGTCATCCCGAGGATGGCGGCGAGGCGGCGGCGGTCGGTGCTGGTCATGGCGTGCTCCCGGCGGTCATGGTCCGCATCAGCAGGCTCCTGATGTAAACGCGGCGATACCAGGCCACCGCGTTCCAGATGATCCGGCGCTCGATCGCCGTGGGGTTCCACTCGCCGTAGTCCTTGCCGGTTACGCTGACAGTGTTGACGGAACTTCCGCTGATCTCGCCGACCCTGGGGTGCGACAGCCTGTAAATCGTCGCCGTCCACTGCTCGGGGTGCGCCATCAGCAGGAACGCGATACGCCGAGCCTCTTCGTAGACCGGGGCATTGATGAGCGTCAGGAACAGGACCGCGAGCCGGTCGTGGTTCATGCAGGCGGCGATAACGCCGACGATGCCCGCGCAACAGGCCGCCCAGCAGAGCAGGAAAACCACGGCGGGGTTCACGAGAACCCGCGCTCGGCGGCCTCCCAGTACTTACCGTCAGGCCCGCACGGATCGTCGCTCCAATTCCGGTTCCGATGGAATCGGCAAAGTTCGCGAACCGGCTCTTGTGGTTCGCCGGTGACCGGTGACGGCGCTCGCGCGGTCAGAGCCGATGAGTGTCCACACACGCCAGACTCTTCAGCGGGGCCGAAGTTTTTCAAAAACCAGCGGCAGTCGATGCACAGGTTCATCGGCCATTCGCCCGGATTTCGCGAACAAGACGTTCGGTGTTTTCCGCCAGATCGGTGCCCAGCTTCGCCAGCGCGGCATCGAGGCCATCAAACCGCTTCTCGTGGCGGGTAAGCTGCTGCTGCAACTGGCCGAAGCCGCGCGCCGTTTCGTTCGTCAGATCGTGAAATGACTGCTCCAGCGATGCCAGACGACCCTCGATGCCGCCAAACCGCGCCACCATGGCGTCCAGTTGCAGGCGCATCAGGCCCACGGTGCGTGTCATCTCCTGCAAGGATCCGGAGATAAGACCGAGGTCGAGCACGTCGCTCATGGCCGCGCCCCGGTGACGGAGGCGGACGGCGGGATTATGTGTTGGGAAGCCATTAACGGAAACCTTTGCCAGACGTTGATGGACAGGGTCGGGTCCGGCGTTAGCAGCGCCGCCCGGCCCGCGCCCTATTGCGCCAATCGCGCTCACTTCTCAACAATTTCGTCGGGGAACCACATGGCGGATGACAAAGACGTTCCCCCGATCTTTTCCTCATCGCTGTCGATGATGGAGATGAACCCTTACCTGACCCTGCGCCCCTGCGGCATACGGATCGACATGCGGTCAGGTGAGGTTGAGATCCCGGAAGGTCTGTCATTGACCGACGCATCGCGCGCGTTTTGGGCAGCGGTGGGGCACAAGGGCGGCGGCTTCTGGTAAGGCTCCGCTCAATTCGGCCTCGTCTTGTGCAAATCGCCCCAGACCCGGTTCGTCGCGACGTTTTCCGCCTCGGCTTCGCGCAGCGTCGGCATCGCCTCGTCCATCGTGGCGAATTTCGTCCGGCGCAATTCATAGCGCCACGTCGCGCGGTTCGCGTCGCAGAGCGCGCACCAGGGGTTCAGAGTGCCGTCTCTGAGCAGTTCGATAACCTTCCGGCGCAGCGGTGCGCGGACAAGCCGCATGGCTTCATCTTCGTTCTCGGCTTCATCCGCCGTGGCGAGAATGCAGTGCCGATCAGGGCAGAGACACTGGCAAATCCAGACTGCCATCACCGCTCCTTTTTCGATCGCGCCATTCCTGAGCAATCTTCCTTTGCCTTTCGGCAAGCACGGTGGCCAAAGTCATCATCCCCTCGGCGAATAACCTGGCGGGTCCGGCAGGGCCTGGCCAAACACCAGTTCCACCAATGCGTCCAGATCGGCTTTCCGCAGGTCGCTGAGGTTCTCCCCCATCAGCAAGTCCTCGTGTTCCGGTCCCATCAGGTGACAGAGCCCCCATTTCTGGTCCAACCGCCGGATCGTGCTGGGGGTCGGCTGCTTCTTGTTCATGAGCAACTTCCTTTTCCAGTAAGAAAGAATCAAGATTCTGAGAGGAGTCTGGCGTCGGGTTTTCCGACTCTGGTCGGGGCGGCAATACCAGCCGGTAGATGTTCTTACCCTGAACCTTGAACCGGCCGCACCACGCTCGCGTGTGCTCTTTCGCCAGGAACCCGATTCGCTGAAGAACGGTGACGGCGGCGATGGCGGTATCCCGGCAGCAGCCGCGCGCCATCCCGGCGAGCGCCTTGTAGCCGGTCATGAAGCGACCGTCCTCGCGCTTGCGGCATTTCCATATCATCGCCTCGGCGATGTCCCGGCAAAGCGGCGTGATGAGCCGCGTCCGGCGGGCTTCGTTGATCCATGCCTGTAGCGCGTCCTGTTGTGCGCGATCCATCCATCCCCCTTCGCGGGAGGCTGACCGGCGGGACGCGCACCACCACGACCAAGCGAAAGCCACTTGATTCCGAATCTCGGATGTAGGATGTTCGGAGCAACCGGTTAGGTAGCTCGGGCAGCGTCCAACTGCCTTGAACATCAGACTTGGGTGGGGCGGTCCTTTGTGGCCGCCTCTCGCATTTCTACGTCATTTGATAACTCCGTTACTCCGCCATGACCGATTTTCGCTGAGTCGGCAAGCCGTTACCGTACGTTGTGATGATCACGGTTCACCGAGGGCGGCGCGGTCGCGGATATTGCGCGGGCCACCATTGGCCTCTGCCGCCCACCGATCACCCTGCGCCTCGAGGGAATCGGCGGCCTCCAGGCGGCTGATGGACTGGGGCGGATCGTCCAGCGTCCGGCTCAACGGCACCGGCCCCCAGCCCTCGGCGTATTCCCGCCTGAGATCAGCCGCCAGCTTGCGGCACGCCCGCTCCATCGCCCGCGCGTCGAGCGGGTGGTACTGGGCGGCCCGGCCGTTACCGCCGTTCGTCCTGGGCATCGCCCGCCACGCCGGTCTCCAGGGCTTGCCGCGCGATCCGGCCAACGCCTTCGACGACATGGCGCATGGCGGCCGCCGAGAGCCGGTCCAGCGTCATGCCGTTGGCCGTCAACACCTCATGCGCCCGCTTGTAATAAGCCTTGTCCGGTTCCGGGAACACGGCGAGCGGATAGGCGGCGGCCCAGGACGCTATCTGGTGCAGCGCCTCTTCGTACAGGTCCACCTTGTCTTCGGGGGTCATGCCCTTCACCCCACATGCCCCATCGGCAGCCGCTTGCGCGCGTTCCAGGCGGCCCGGCGCTCGGTCACGCGGGCGTCATCGACTATCTCATCGGCCGCGCGCTCCAGCCGCCCCACGCGCCACGCGACGGCGCGCAGGCGGGTCGCGATGGCGGCGGACCACGGCGACACCTCGTCCGCGATCCGCTCGATGTCCTCGGCGCTGGTCGTCATGCCAACCTCTTGAGCGGCACGCCAAGCCGCTCGCGTACCTCCGTGTGGTGTTCAGGCGCCAGGTGCCGCGTGATCCAGTTGCACGAGGCGCACAGGGGTGGGCCGTCCGGCGGGGACAACGCGCAGCCGATGACGTGATGCCCGCAGTCGGCGCAGACGAACTCAACGCAAGTTCCCACGCCGCTCACGCCCGCCCCCGTAGGCGCTGGACCGCGGCCACGGCGGTGTAAAGCAGGCCGAATGGGATCTGATGCTCGCGCGCCCGGCAATGGTCGGTCAGAGCCTCGATGGCGGCGAGGTCCGCCTCCGCCCGCAGATGGGCCGCGCAATGCCCGCACAAATATTGCCCGTCCTCGACGGCGGTTGCATAACCAACGCAACCGGGCGTGTCGCAGCTTAGGTGTATGACACCATCTTCGCAGCCGGGCGCTTCGCATTTGCCCATGTCGCCGTCAGGATCGTTGGGGCCGCGACGGCCTTGCCACACCCACCCGTCTTCGCAATCGCAGCGTAATTGTATCGGAACCGTGACAAGACTCAACTTGCCAGGCGACGTGAGGGGGGTAAGGTTACCTACTATGTCGGATAAATGACCGACCGGCGGGGACGGGGACAGTCTCGTCGTGGATGACATGGGAGGCCTCAAGCCGTGTTGCTCGAGGCATCGTAGGACTTTGCCTATATAAAGGTCAAGCGGCGCGTAGGCCAAATCCTACGCACGGGACGAAATTTGTCGGCTCCGATCATAGTGAAGGGGAGTTCGCCTTGGGAGAAATCTGGTCTTTAGACGGTCACCGCGGCCGGTTTGACGATCTCCGGCGTATCGGGGGCGGCGCGCGGGATGGATCTGGCAAGCTGAAGAATGGCGCGCCGGTCGCTGGGGGACATGCCGGCGAAAGCGCGGAGCAGCGGCGCCGCCTGCGGGGTATCGAGCAATATCTGCGCGAGGTTGGCATCTATGAGATGCTGGCCGCCGACATTCTCCGGCGGGCGGCCGAGGCGGCGAGGTCGCTTGAGAGGGGGGCGTAGCCGCGCCGCGTCAAGCTTATACAGCCGGACAAGGATGCGCCGGTCGGCGTCGGACAGATATTGTGGCTTGCCCCGCCTGATGTACTGCTGCACGTAAGTCGGGTTGCGGCTCAACGCGCGCGACGCCTCCGTCCACAGCCCAATGGGCAGGGACGGACGCCAGGAGGTATTCCCTCGCGCTGTCAGGATCGGCCATCGCGGGCATCCTAATCCGTCCCATAGGAAATTGCCAAGAGGGATTGCCCGAGGGATTGCCCGAGGGATTGCCGTAGGATGATCGCCTGGGTTGACGCCATAGGCTGAATCCTATGAAATAGGGCGATGTGCCCAGCCCTCGACAGCGATACCGATCCTATCCTGGCCAGCGTCGAGTTGTTCCTCCGCGCGACCGGTATGTCCGCCTCGACGTTCGGCATCGCCGTCATGGGCGACCCCGTCCTCGTGCTGGATCTGAGGAACGGCCGCGAGCCGCGGCGGGCCACGAGGGCACGCATCCGCGCGTTCATCGCCGCCGCGCTGGCTGATTGAGCGTGGCCCTCCCCCCGCTCCGCGACTTCATCCCGATTTCCGAGGCGATCGCCCGCGTCGTCGGGCGCGTCATGCGTAGGCAGCGGGAACGGCCCTGCACATGCCACCCCAGCGAGGCGCCAGTACCGTGCCAACGTAAATACGCCTTCAACGAGTGCATGACCGCGTTCGTTCGGCGGCAGCAGGCAGACGCACAGGCCAACCAAATAAAGACGGACGGCGAGACGGCGGCACGCGCGTTCGCCGAGCCGGAGATCGGGGCGTGAGCGTGGTGCCGGTCTCTCCCGGCTTGTCACCCCCGCTCGTCTACCTGGTAGTGGGGTCCAACCTGATTTCCCGACGAGTAGGAGGGGCGGCTCCTGGCGGCTTGCGTCCCCGTTCGAGCTATCTTTACGCCATCGAAGATGCCGAAGACTATGCCCCGACGAGGCGGCAAAGCCAGAGCAAAACCGAAAACGCCGCGCAGCGAGGACGCGGAAAGTCCGGGGCGCCGATCGATCACCCGGCCGGCTGGCGATGAGCGGGCGGCGGGTCCGCTGGTTCGGCTGCGGGGCGGCGTCCGCCGTCGCCATCGCGCTCGATCTGCGCGCCCATCCAGGCGGCGTGGTGGCCTACTGCGAGACCGGCGCCGAGCACCCGGACAACGAACGCTTCCTCGCCGACTGCGAACGCTGGTGGGGCGCGTCCGTCCTCCGCCTGCGGTCGGACGAATACGCCGACACCTGGGACGTGTGGGAGCGGCGCCGCTTCATCGCGGGGCCGGACGGAGCGCCCTGCACCGGCATCCTCAAGGTCGCGCCGCGGCTGATGTTCCAGCGGCCCGACGATGTGCATGTGTTCGGCTACACCTGTGACGCTAACGATCAGGCGCGGTCGCGACGGCTCGCGGAGACGTTCTTCGAACTGGAGATCGAGAACCCGCTGATCGTGGCCGGGCTCGATAAGGCGGCGTGCCTCGCGATGGTCGAGGGCGCCGGGATCGCGTTGCCGGTTCTTTACGGTCTCGGGATGCCAAATAATAATTGTCTGCCCTGTGGGAAAGCAACGTCGCCAAACTACTGGTCCGCGATCAGATTGCATTTTCCTGAGAAGTTCGATCGCATGGCGGAACTGTCGCGGCGTCTCGGCGCGCGGCTGACGCGCATCGCGGGCGTCCGGCTGTTCATCGACGAGATCCCGCCCGACTGGCCAACGCTCAACCCCACGGCGCCGGCCTGCGACTTTCTTTGCCAGTTGGCGTCACAGGATCTGGCCGCGTGAGCCACCTTTCCATCGCCGCGCGCGCCGCCGCCGCCGCCGTGGTCGGCGTGTGGGCCTGGGCGCTGTGGGCGCTGGTCCAGTGAATGTCAGCGAGGCGCGTGAAATCCGCTTGCGGGCGCTGCGAGACGCGCTCGCCGCCGTGATGCGGGCGCACGGCCCGATCGGTGACGAACCGACATATTGCGCCAAGGCGCTGCGCGAAATGATTGAAACGGAATTGGCCGGGACGTTGAGTCCTCCCCCCGGCCGGTCGCGTAAGGGCGGCGCGATGCCCGCCGACGTGCAACCTCCCCGGCGCCGCGCGACATCCTCCCCAGGCGCCGGGGTCTTTTCGTGAGCGGCGGCGGCCCGGCGCACTGGTCAGCCGCCACGCCCGATCGTGTGGTGACGATGCCGCGGCCGCCATCAACAAACCGGCTGTGGATACGCGCGCCCGGCAAGCCACGCGTTCGCAGCCCGGAATACCGCGCCTGGATCTTCTCAGCGGGCTGGGAGGTGCGGCGTCAGCTTGTCGGCATCCCGCCCATCGACTGCCGCTTCAACGTCGTCATCGAGGTGCCGATCTCGCGGCGCGACAGCGGGAATTTCGAGAAGGCGACAATGGATTTGTGCGAAACCGTCGGATTGGTAACGAATGATGGTAACGCACACGAAATCAACATCCGCCCCACGCAACGCGAGGACGTGATGGTGGCGATCTGGTGCCTGCCGGAAATGGGCGCGGTGCGACGGGCGGCGAAGCCACGCGCGGCCAAGGGGGCCAGTGGGGCCGGAAACGGGCGGACGGTGACGCGGACGAAGCCGGGCCTGACGTGGCTGGCGCCAGCGGTCAGGCGGTGACGCCCGGATGAAATATCAGCGTCACAGCGGGACATCGCACGCCGCGGCGGAATCCATCGAGCCGGCCGCCGATACGCTGCGGGCCGAAGTTTACTCGTGGATCGTCCGCTGTGGACTGTATGGCGCGACCGACGAGGAAACCGCCGACACGCTCCGCATGGCCGGGAACACCGAACGGCCGAGGCGCGTCGAACTGTGCGACGGCGGCCTGGTGGCGGACAGCGGACAGCGACGCAAGACGCGCAGCGGGCGCAACGCCGTCGTTTGGATCTCCGTCCGTGTCCGCGACGAGGCCATGCGCCGGCGTGAGCAAAGCAGAATGGAGGACCTGTTCTGGTGAGCGCGCGTCAGGCTGCCCGATGCTGGTCCGGCGCGACCGTCTCGCGTGCCTTTTCCGCTCTGCGACGGGCCACCTCGCGCGTGAGCAGGTGGGTGATCAACGACGTGAGCGTGCGGCTTTCCTCGTCCGCCAGGCGCTCCGATTCGGCCCGCAGCTTCTCAGGTAGCCGTAGGGAAAACGTCTTTTTCGCACTCATTCAGGCTTCTCACGCATTGCGTTTGATGTCACAAAGGCGTAATACTCGTTGCGTGAAATGTCAAGGACAACCACCATGAGCGAACGAGCCCGCCAGCCATCCCGCCGCATCGACGCGCCCGAGCCGGGGTGGTTCCGCCTCCGCCTCGCTCGTGCCGCGCCCCCGGTGGGCGCGCGTATTTATACCCGCCTCGGCCAGTTGGTCGCGGAAATCAACGGCGCCGAGGCGGACGTGGACGCGGTCTGGACCTCGGGCGAGGCCATCTCCGAGGCGGAATACCGAGGGTTGATCGAGGCGCCGCCCGCCGATCCGACGAAGGCCGTGGATTACCGGGCGATGGGGCGCGCGGAGAGGGACAGAGCGCGGCCGAACAGGCCGGTCGTGGATCTCGCGGCGGCGCTGGAGCCCGAGGCGTTGGGCGCGTGGCTGGAGCACGAGATGGCGGAGCACGCCGCCCGGTGCGCCGAGTTAGGGGCCGCCTACGAGCGGTTTCTGGTCGCCACGGCGGGCGGCATCGCCGACGACACGGCGACCGGCCGCGCGACCGACTTCGCGAAGATGCACAAGGCGGAGATTTCGGCGATCGACGCCACGCGCAAGCGGATCAAGGAGCCGGTGCTGCACGCCCAGAGGCTGATCGACGGGGCGGGGAACGGGCTGACGACGCCGCTGCGGGCGCAGGCGCTCACCATCGAGAACCGTATCGCCACGTACCTGACCGGGAAGGCCGAGGCGGCGCGTCGGGCGGCGGAGATGGAGGCGCAAAGGTTAGCCGCGGCGGCGGCCGAGGCCATGCGGGACGCGGAGCCGGAGGAAGCCATCGCGGCGTTGAAGGAGGCCGCCGAGGCCGAGGCGCTCGCCACCGCGTCAACGCCGGACCTGACGCGCACCCGCTCGGCCACCGGCGCGCTGGCCGGGCTGCGCGATAATTTCGTTTACGAAGTGAAGGACATAGCACTGGTGCCGGCGCACCTGTTGCAGATCAACGACGCCGCCGTCCGCCTGTTCATCAAACAAGGCGCGCGGCATGTGCCGGGATTGCGAATATGGAACGATGCTAAGGCGTTCGTTCGATAAGGGAAGCGGCCGCCTTCAACGGGCCGCGCTCACGACCGCTCGAAACTAATGACAAAGGAACGAATATCATGGCTTTCATGCAACCGCCGCCCTCCGCCGCGTCCGGCGACTTCATGCCGGTGCTCGCCTACAAGGCGAACCAGGGACGGCTCTACGTCCGCGACCGGGCGCAGGACATCAACGGACAGTGGGACACCACCGAGACCGAGGTGACGCAGGCGCAACCCGCCTTCGCCGTCGATTTCGGGCGCCTTGAGGTGGGCTGGTGCCACTTCGTTCGCGGCGCCGCCCCGCTGTGGAACATGGTGCCTTACGGGCGGCCGGTGCCGGAACGGCCCGCCTCGCCGGGCAATGACGACCTCGGCAAGCAACTCAACTACCGGCAGGGCTTCAAGGTGCCGGTGGCGGGCAACGCCATCGGCGGCATCCGCGAACTGGCGGGAAACAGCGCCGCGCTGATCACCGGCATGAACGAGTTGCACACGCTCTACGAGGCGGCGCCGGAGGCCGCGATGGGCAAGATCCCGGTCGTCAAACTGGTCAACACCCTGCCGGTGAAGACGGGACAATCGACCAACTTCCAACCCGTGTTCGCGATCCAGGCGTGGGTCGAACGGCCCGACCTGCTGGGGCCGCGCACCGTGGCGCCTCCCGCCGCGGCGCCCGTTGTTCAGCCGGTTCAGGCCGCTCCCGTGACCGAGCAGCGGGCGGATCGGCGCCAGATGGCGATGGCCGACGAAATGCCATTTTGAGAACGAAAGGAGCGTATCGTGACCATCGAATACACGATCGCGTCCATCGCAACCGAGTACGCCGGGCGGCTCTATCGGAGCCGCCTGGAAGCCCGGTGGGCGGCCTTTTTCGACCTGTGCGGATGGCACGCCGATTACGAACCCTACGACCTCGGCCTCTGGTCACCTGATTTCCTGATCAGAGGACAACAAAACGAAATATTGGTCGAGGTGAAACCGGTCACCAAAATCGATGTGCCGACGATCTGGAAAATGCACACCGCCGCCAAGGAAAGCGGATTCAAGGGCGACCTGCTACTTTTGGGGGCCGGCGTGACCAACCAGTGCGTCGGGTGGCTGTGTTCGGATGAAAGCCCCGACGTTTCAGTCAGAAGCAACGAACGCGCGGGATTTTCGCCGGAGATCCGGACCATGCCATGGTTCGTTCAGGCGGAAAGTTTCAGCCGCGAACGGCCTGATATCGGCATTATGTGTTATTACAAACATACCCGCGGCGGCGTGCCATCCGAGATCGGGGTGATGCATGGCGTCAAAGGCCACCATGACCGCTGGTATCTGGAACAAAAATATAGCCTGAAAGACCGGTGGAACGCCGCCGGCGACAAGGTCCAGTGGCATCGGGGCGGCTGGCCTCGACGGCGCTGAGCCGGTGTCCACGCGCCAGGATACAGGGGAAGCACCGTCGCCCCAACTCGGGGCGGCGTTGTTTTACCTGTCGCTCGGCTGGTCGGTGGTGCCCACGCACAAGGTCACCCGGCCGGCCGGCGGCGGGGCCGCGTTCTGTTCGTGCCCCGCCGGGTCGGCCTGCGCGTCGAAAGGCAAGCACCCGGCGGTCGCCTGGACCCGATACCAGACCGAGGCGGCGGACGAGGGGCAGCTACGCGTCTGGTTCGGACCCGGCGGCGCGTTCGCCTCCTACGGCGTCGGCGTCATCACCGGGGCCGTTTCCAATATCTTCGTGCTCGACGCTGACGAAGGCCCCGGCAAGCAAGGCGCCGACACGCTGCTGAACCTGCAAACGCTCAACGGCGACCTGTCGTTCACCGTGCAGGCGCGCACCGGCGGCGGCGGCCGTCACATGATCTATCGCCACCCGCGCGACGTGTGGGTGACGACCGGACGCAACGTCCTCGGTCCCGGCCTCGATGTGCGCGGCGATGGCGGCTTCATCGTCGCCTCGCCGTCGCTGCACGAATCCGGCGCCTTCTACCTGTGGGACGAAGCCGCCCACCCGCGCACCACGCCGATCGCCGCGGCGCCCCCGTGGGTCGTGGAAATGGCCTCGGGCGAACCGCCCGATGTCACCGGAACGGCGGCGCCCAGGCGAGCACCGGACGGCGGCACCGGCGAGATCATCCGCGACGCGTGGGGCAAAGTGACGGACGGCCGCGAGCGGCACATGGTCGGCATCGTCTGCGCCGTCATCGCTGAACTGGCGCGCCAGAACGGCGCGCTGCCAACCGTCGAGACCGTGATCGCCGAGGCCTGGCCATCCTACGAACGAACAACCAGGGCGCGTGGGGATTCGCTGGAAGCGGACGGACGCGGCATCGGCCTGATGCGCCAACGCGCCGGCCACATGCTGCGGCGCGCCGCCTCGGGGAAGTGGAAGGTGGACCCTTTTACCAAGGGCGCCGCGAGCGCCCGTGACGGGCCTGATACGGGCGATACGCGGAGCGATACAGGAGGCGGTACGGGCAAGCTGCCGCCGATCCTCGACGCGGCGGCGTTCCTGGCCACGTTCACGATGCCGGACTACCTGGTGGACGGGGTCATTCAACGCGGGCGCCTGCACGCCCTCACCTCGCCCACCGGCCACGGCAAGACCGCCGTCGCCCTGTTCCTGGCCTGCATGATGGGCATGGGACGCAATATCGGCGCGCTGGAGGTCACCCAGGGCAACGTCCTGTTCATGGGCGGCGAGAACCCCGACGACCTGTGCGTCCGCCTGCACGCGGCCTGCCGGGCCTACGGCATCATGCCGGGGATGCTGCCTGTCTATGTGATGCCGGGGAATTTCCCCGTCACGCCGGAGGCGGCCGAGGAACTGAAGCGGAAGATCGACGGATCGGGCGTGGAGTTCAGCCTGATCATCGGGGATTCGCTCGCGGCCTACTTCCCCGGCGATGACGAGAACCACAACGTCCAGATGGGCAACTACGCCCGCAACTGGCGGGTGCTGACGACATGCGCCGGGCGACCCGCCGTCATGGCCCTCGCTCACCCCATCAAGGCCGCCACGCGCGATACCCTGCTTCCTCGGGGTGGTGGCGCGTTCCTGGCCGAGATCGACGCCAACCTCGTGCTGTGGGCCGAGGGCGAGCGGGAAACGACGGCGCTGCACTGGCAGGGCAAGATCCGCGGCGCCGACTTCCAACCCGTCACCTTCGCCCTGACGCCGGTCACCCTGACCGACAAGGTGGACGCCAAGGGAAGGGCGCTGGTCTCCGTCGTGGCCGTGCTCCAGACCGCCGAACAGGCCGACATTTCCATCAAGACCGCCTTCACGAACGAGAACGTCGTGCTGGAGTGGCTGCGGCGGCACCCCGGCATCAGCGTCCGTGACATCGCCACCAACGCCGGCTGGCTGAACGAGGCCGGGAAACCGAACATCGGCAAGGTCCAGCGGCTGCTGGCCAGCCTCAATCACCTGAAACTGGCCCGCAAGTGGCGTGGCAAATGGAAAATCACGCCCGCCGGCGAGGCCGAACTGGCCGGGTCCGGAGGGGGAGAAAGTTCGTAATACGTCACGAACCCTGTACCAAATGATACAGTTGATGATACGTTATGAAAGAAATCAGATGAAAACGCCAGCTTCGAGTAGGGTGATACGTGATACAAAAGACGTGATACGCCCCCCAGAAAAGGGGTGTATCGTATCACCCCTTTTACTGGGGGTATGGGGGGTACACTCGTGAAGCCGGGGAGCGCCGGCGAGCGATTCCGCCTGGCCATTGTTCCCGTCGATACCGCCATGTGGGATTCTGAACAGCGATGGGGGGTCGGCCGCCTCGAAAGGCTGGTCTCACCGGCCACCCTGGCGTCATACCGTCGCGGCTGGGATCTCTACCGCGCGGCGATCGAAGCCAGCGACGCGGCGGCGGTCGAAGCTGTCGGCCCCAAGATGGTGGCGGCTTTGGCGGTGATGGACCGCGAGGCATCGGCGGCGGGCCACAAGCCGCTCGCTCCGGACACCTGGGAGCACGCGCTGGGCAACGGCGTGACGCTGGTGGTGGTCAGGACCGGGGCGGAGGCGTCGGCCGTCCTGCGCTCGTCCAGAGTGGTCGGCAACGGCCACCAGGCGTTCGAGACGACGCTGCCGCCGGATCTCGCGATCACCGTTCGCGACCAACACGAGGGGAGGGCGCTGGTCGTCGTGACGATGGCGGAGATCGCCCGCCTGCTGCGAGCCCAGGAGACCGGGCTGTGGGGCACCGTCTGGGAAGGCACGCCGGCGGAGTCGGGGCGCGTGATGGAGGAAGGCGCGGCGGCGGATCTGGTCCGCTCGGGCTACCCACTGCCGGCGCCGATCGCCGCCGATGTCGTGCTGGCGTTTTGACCCGCCACCGCGCCCCGTTCATGACGGCTGCCGCGTGGGAGCGGTTCGAGTACCTCTGGTGCCGCACGCCCCTCTCGGCCGACGCCATCCGCGAGCACATGCGCCGCGAACTGGCCATCGAGATCATCGACCCGCAGGAGACAGCCGCCCGACGCGGCCTCGTCCGCCTCAACAGCGCCAACCCGCACGCCCGCGAGGAACGCCGCCAACTGGCCGCGCTCATGCGCTGGTATGCCCCGCCAGCGCGCCTGGAGGCGGTCAGGAAGCCAGCGAGGCGCTACCCGGTGCCGGAGGGCGGGTTCAGGATCGGAACGCCATGACCCGCGCCGAGCGCCGCGTGCTTGCCCTGCTCGCCGATGGCGAATGGCATGACGAAACCGAGGTCCGATCCACCCGCGCCCTGCTCGAACGCCTGTGGCTCAGCGGGACGATCCAGGGCGCCATGCACGGCGTCGGCGCATACCCCGAGCACCGGCTCTGGCGGCTCGGGCGAGACCCGTCATTCCCGCCCCAGGACGCTACCCCGCCCGAGGCACCCGACCGTCCGGCACCGGAGGCGGCGGATTCGCGAGCCGGTGCGACGCGAGACCTTCCACCCAGTCCAGGATAGCCTCGGGCAACGGCTGCCGGCCCAGCGTCCAGTTGCGCGTCGTGCTCGGGCTGAGGCCGAGTTCCACGGCGAGGGTGCCCGCCGTCCAGCGGATGATGCGTAGCGCGGCGCTCAGACGGGCGCCAGGGGACGCGCCAGCCGCGATCCAGTGGGTGAGGGCGGCGGGAGCCTCGGCGGCGTGTACGGCGCTCACAGGGCGTCTCCCGGCCGCTTGCGTTCCAGCTTGTCGAGCCTGTCCTCGATACTGGCCACCCGCCGTCCGAGCACGATCGCGTCTTCCAGCAAACCCATCGTGTCGATGACCCGCTCGAACTGGTCATTCATCCGTGTCATTAGCGCGTCGAACCGCGCGTTCATGTGCGCCTCCAACGTGGTGAAGGCCGCCTTCGTCTCGTCGTCCATGGTCTGTTCCTTCGTTCGTTCAGGGGAAGCGGGGCCGAAGCCCCAGGGGGTCAGGCGGCGAGGGCTTCGCAGACGATCCGGCTGCCCTTGCCGTGGTTCTTGCCGCCACACTGGCATTCACACTGCATCGTCCGCCCCGTCGCGTTCATGCAGCGCGCGTCACACTCGTGGTTGGATGGAAGCTGCTTGCGGATCACAACGCGCGTCACCCGAACCCAGGTCTGGCTGTCACGGTCGAAGATGCGAGGCATCTTGCGGCTGCCCTGGTCGTAATCGGCGTTGTTGTTGGACTGGATGATGGTGCCGTCGGAGAGGTCAGCGAAGAAGCGAAAGTTGGCCATGTCTCTGTGTTCCTGTCTGTTCGTCTGTGTTGGTGACAGGGATATACGATCTGGCGCGAAGTCCGTCAATGGGAAATGTGGGGGTGGGGGAGATTATTTTCGGGCGGCGGCCGCCGAACGTCAGCCCGTAGGCGCCACGATAGGCGTTTGACTACGAGACGCTTTTCTGGGCAGTGTCCAAAATATGGCGGGAATCCATGCCTGACACGGTCACGACCGGCGCGCTGCCGTGCGGACGCAATGCCGAGGCGATGGATGATGTCGGCGGAATCCGCTGGACCGTCGCCCAGACGCACCCCAAAGCCGAGCCGATCGCCAGCGTCGGCCTGCGCCTCGCGGGATACGACACATACCTCCCGCGCTACGCCCGCCGCCGCGGCGGCAACGGCCCACGCCGCGCCGATATCGTTCATTCCCCATTGTTCAGCGGCTACCTGTTCGTCGCCCTCCAGCCCGGCCAGGGCTGGGTCGCCGCTCGCTACACGCGAGGCGTGCATCGGCTGTGCATGGCGGGAGATCATCCCACCTACGTCGCCACGGGCGGCGTCGAGGCGCTCCAGGCGGGTGACGCGTTCCGCCAGCACCTTCCCGCAGCCGATAGCGTGTGGCGCCCCGGCGCCCCGTGCAGGCTCAACGGCGGCTCGCTCGCCGGACTCGACGCCGTGGTCGCGACGATCGCGGGCGAGGTCGCCGTCGTGCATGTGCTAATGTTGGGAGAACTGCGCGCCGTCACCGTGGACGCGGCGTCTCTCGCGGTGAGGCGGGACTGATCGATGGCCGCGAGACTGTTGAAGCGGAACGATGATATGTCGAGGGCCGCGATCCAGACTACCCAGCTTGTAAAACGGTTAAATACCTTTGCATTAGGTCAAAATGATCCGTGCTACCCGGACAAGAAGCTGGAAATGTCGTCAGATCAGGTCAGGGCGGCGCTCGGGCTGCTCCGCAAGACGATTCCCGATCTCGCCGTTACTCAACATACCGGCGCCGATGGCGGGCCGGTCATGATCATAACAGGCGTAGATCGTGGCGACCGCGAGAGTTCCTAAACTAAAACTCGGCTACGTCGCGCGTCCGCAATTCGCCGGGTTTCACAAACGCAAGCAACGCTGGGCATGTATCGTCGCCCACCGCCGCGCCGGAAAGACGGTGGCCTGCGTGATGGATCTGATCGACGCCGCGCTTCGATGCTCAAGGGACGCGGGTCGATACGCTTACATAACTCCGACATATGCACAAGCCAAAGATATTGCGTGGTCGTATCTTAAACGCTTCACAGCCGGCATTCCGGGAGTGGAACAGCGTGAGAGCGATTTGATGGTGACGTTCAACAACGGAGCGCGGGTGCGGCTTTATGGGTGCGACAATTATGATCGGCTACGCGGCACTTATCATGACGGCATGGTATTGGATGAGTTCGGCGATATGGACCCGCGCGCGTGGCCTGAAGTGTTGCGCCCGTCGCTTTCCGATCGGCAGGGTTGGGCGGTGTTCATAGGAACACCCAAAGGCCGCAATCATTTCCACGACATCTTCAAACTGTCGGAGAGCAGCCCCGACTGGTATTCGCTCGTGCTGCGGGCTGACCAGACCGGCATATTGGACCCAGATGAGTTGGCGGACATCCGAAAGATGCTGACTGAGGACCAGTATGCACAAGAGATGCTGGTTTCGTTCGACGCGGCGATCCGAGGCTCAATCTATCGCAACGAACTGACCGCGCTGGACGCTGACGGGCGGCTGTGCGGGGTGCCATACGACCCGGCGGTGCCAGTATGGACCGCCTGGGACCTCGGCATCGGCGATGCCACCTCGATCATCTGCGCGCAGCTTGTCGGCCGCGAGGTTCACATCATCGACTACTACGAGGCCACCGGCGAGCCGCTGACGCATTACGTGCAATGGCTCGACAGCAGGCCATACCGCTACTCGACGGATCTGTTGCCGCACGACGCGGGCGCGCGTGAACTCGGCACCGGCAAGACGCGCGAGGAACTGCTGCGCGCCAATGGCCGCAAGGTCCGCGTGTTGCCGCGCCAGGACATCGATGACGGTATCAACGCGGTGAAGATGCTGTTGCCGCGCTGCTGGTTCGACCGGGTCAGGACGGAGCGGTTGCGCGAGTGCCTCGTGCATTACCACCGCGATTTCAACGACCGCATGGGCGTGTTCAAGGACGCGCCGGTGCATGATTGGTCGAGCCACGCGGCCGACGCCGCCAGGACGTTGGCGATGGGTCTGCGCGAGGCCCGCCCCGAGAGCATCGACAGCATCCTGACGCGCCCGCTCCGCGAGCCGGTCACGATGTACGAGGGCCTCGGCAACAACTCGGCGTGGATGGGCGTGTGATGTGCTTTAGCGCCGCATGGTTCGTGTCATTGCTGATCTGGCTGATCGTCATCGCCGCCGTCGTGGCGATCGTGCGCCTCATCCTGCCCACCGTCCTCGGCTGGCTCGGCGTCGCGGGTAGCGTGGTGATGCAGGTGCTCAATATCGTTCTGATAGCGTTCGTGCTGATCGTTTTGATTTGGTTCTGTTGGGATCTGCTGACCTGTGCGGGCGGCATGCCGAGGGTGCGGTGATGGATGACGATAAACTAACCCTACCCTTGGTGATGCGGGCGATTCTTCATCGGAATGAGGAACGATATAAACAGGGACTGTCGCCGATCGAGGAAATGACACTGGCGGACGAGACCTACGATTGCCTGCTTTCAGAGGCTGTCAGGATCTGGGGCTTTCCAGGCGAACATCGTGATCATCCGACTTTGTTGGGGGTGCAGATCAAAAGGATGGGCGGTTGTTAGCGCCGTTTCACGCGAACCTAACGCTCGTACAATCCTCGGATGCGTCCGCAAACAGACGTTTTATCGCGTTCCCGAGATGCAGGATCGGGCGGAAATCCGCGATATTTCGATTGATATCATGAGTTTTGGTCAATGACGTGGCGGAAACGGTCGCCAGTTGGGTCAGAACCAACATCGGCCTCGCCGCCACCATCATGGCCCTCGTCGGCACGATCATCGGCGGCGTCGTCGCGGCCACCGCGTGGCTCGCTTCGGTGCATCACCTCGAAAAGCGGGTCGATGTGCTGAGAACAGATGTGAACACGATGCGCTCAATAATGGAAGACAATCGCAAGGTCGTCGGTGATGTCAGGCGCCAGCTTGAGGCCACCGACGCGGCGCTGAAAGAGGGCCTCGGCCGCGTCGATGAACGACTGAAGTCAATGGAAAAGGCGAAGTAACATGGCCATGCACCCGACGCACAAAGACGACGACGACAAGGCGGCGCTCGCCAAACCGGCGACCAGAGCCGCCACGCCCCGAGACGCCGCCGCCGATCAGTCGCGTCTGCTGTTGCTGCTGGCCGGCGACTGGCTCAACAACGACCGCACGCACGCTCGCGAGATCGCGGCCCTCGTCGCCGCGCAGGTCGCCGCGGTTGGGCCGCCGGTCAACGTCGATGTGCCATTTGTCTCGCAGACCGGCGCGACGCTTTCATGCACCATGGGCAACTGGATGGGCGAGCCGACGGCCTACGCCTACGCCTGGCACAATGATGGCGTGGCCGTCGCCGGCGCCACCGACCCCACCTACACGGTGCAGCCCGACGACAGCGGCCACAGCCTCGCATGCGTCGTCAGCGCCACGAACGCCCTCGGCACGACCGCCGCGCCGATGTCCAACGCGGTGGCGGTGGAGTAGCCGCTACTCGTGACGAGTGAACTCCCCGTGCAGCCGTTCAGCGGCCTTCCGGCGTGCCTCGGCGGCCTCTTGGACTGTCCTGAACGATCCCAAATGGATTGCGTCACCGTTGTGCATAATCCGAGCGTGGAACCTGTTCTTGTGAGCGTTCACGCCTTTGACGCCAGTGGTGCTGTTCTTGGATGTGCCGGAGTTGGCCCGGTTCTGTCCGCGCGTCGCGGCTCGCAGATTGGCGATGCGGTTGTTCGACCTGTCCCGGTCGATATGGTCGATCTCTGGGACGGGCTCGCCATACACAAGCAGCCACGCCAGACGGTGAGCCATGAAAACGGTCGGATAGAGACGGACGATAAGGTAGCCATTCTCGGTGATATGTCCGGCCAACTTGCCCGAATATCTGGCGTTCCAAATACGGAACGCTTTGATATGCGAGAACATCTCAGGCCCTCTTGGCAACCATGTGAAATCGCCGGTAGCCGCGTTGTAGTCGAGCAACTGGCGCACGAGTTCGCGCGATGGTAGGGGTTTGACAGCCATTTCGATCCTCGTCACAGGGTCAGTGGTCAGGGTGCCTGGAGCCGTTGTCGCGGTTCCAGGTGTCCGCATCATATCGCTATCGGCGCTGTTTTCAAGCGCGGATCAATAGGCGATGGCACGCAATAAACTCGGGGATGCTGAAATACTGAAGGAGGCCAAGGCCAGATTTGAGCGTTGCGTTGGGTGGGAGAGTCAGGCCAGGGAAAGAGCGTTATTTGATACGAAGTTCAATAATGGAGACGCGCAAAATGGTTGGCAATGGGATACGAATGTAAGATCCGAGCGTGGCAATAGACCTTGTCTTACATACAATCAGACGAGGCAACACGTGCTTCAGGTCGTGAACGACGCGAGGCAAAATAAGGCACAGATTAAAATCAGCCCGGTCGGCGGTCGCGCCACATACGAAGCGGCGCAGGTGTTCAGCGGCATCATTCGCCGCATCGAATACACCAGCAAGGCCGTCGATGCGTATTCCACGGCGACGTATCATCAGGTCGAGAGCGGCATTGGCTACGTCCGCGTCGAGACGGATTACGTGGACAACGAAAGTTTCGACCTCGACCTGTTCATTCGCCGCGTCGCTGATCCGCGCACTATTTACATGGACCCGGATGCGAAGATGTACGACAAATCGGACATGAATTTCGCGTTCGTGTTCGAGGACATCCCGAGGGACAGGTATGAGGAGGAGTTCGGGGACGCCGAGAACACCGCGCCGGCCACGCTCGATCACTCGGACGGGTGGAACGACAAGGACCACGTCAGGATCGCCGAATACTGGCGCAAGAACGTCGCGAACGAGACGATCCACATGCTCGACAACGGCGCCGTGGTGCCCGACAGCGAGATCCCGGACGAGTTGAGGGAGCAGATCAAGCCGCGCATCGTCAAGAGCCGCGAAGTCGCGGTGCCGGAAATCGAGTGGTTCAAGCTGTCGGGCGACAAGGTGATCGATCGCCGCGAGTGGCCGGGCAAATACATCCCGATCGTGCCATTTCTTGGCGAGGAGACGGTGATTGACGGTGTGCTCGACCGCAAGGGGCACACACGGGCGCAAATCGACGCGCAACGTATCTATAATTACTGGGCGAGCGCCGCTGTCGAGCAGGTCGCGTTGCAAACCAAGACGCCCTACGTGGCCACCGCGCAGGCGATCATGGGCCACGAGCCACAGTGGTCCACGGCGAACATCAAGAACTGGTCGGTGCTGATCTACAACGGGCTGGACGAGGCGGGAAAGGAAATCCCGGCGCCGGCCCGCGTCGAGCCGCCGACGATGGCCCAGGCTTACATCACCGGCATGACCATCGCGCGGCAGGATCTGATGTCCGTCACCGGCCAGTATCAGGCCGAATTGGGTATGCCGTCCAACGAGCGCAGCGGCATAGCCATTCAGCAGCGGCAGCGCCAGGGCGATACGGCGACTTACCATTACATCGACAATCAGGCGAAGGCGATCCGCCAGATCGGCCGCATCCTGATCGACCTGATCCCGAAAATCTACGATGTGCGCCGCGTGACGATGATGCTGGCCGAGGACGGCAGCGAGAACAAGGTCGTGGTCGATCCGAAGGCTCCCGAGGCGCACCAGCAGATAGCACCTGGGCCGGACGGCAACCCCGTGCCGCTGACGCCAGGGCAGGCGCAGCAGCAGACCGAAGACCCGGAGAAGCCCGATCCGACCGTGATATTTAATCCGAATGTCGGGACATATGACGTTGAGGCCGATGTGGGACCGAGTTACGGCACGCAGCGGCAGGAAGCGGCAAACGCGTTCTCCGAGATCATGAAGCAGAATCCGGCGGCGTTTCAGATCGTCGGCGACTTTTGGGCCGATAATTCGGACTTTCCCGGCGCTGACGAACTCGCCGACCGGCTGAAACGCGGGTTGCCGCCGCAGTATCGCGCGGGGCCTGATCCACAGGTTCAGCAGATCGCGCAACAGGCGCAACAGGCGCAGCAGCAGGCGCAAGGGCTGCTCCAGAAGGCGGACGCCGAGATCGCCAGCCTCAAGGCGCAGCTGGTCCACGCGGAGGAGATGGCCAAGGACAAGAGCCAGGAACTTGAGACGGACAGCTATAAAGCGGAAACGGATCGGCTGAAGGCCATCGGGGCGGTCGATCCGATGCTGGTGCAGATGATTGCCCGCCAACTTTGGGAGAACATGCAGCAGACGGACATTACGCCGCACATTCATAACCACGCCGAGCTTGAGGGCGTGCTACAGGCCAAGGTCAACCCGATGCCGCCGCAGGCTGGGACCAACGGAGCGGCCTCCGGTGGCCCGTAACGCCCTCTCTTACGGTGACACGGACAGCGACAACCCGCTGGCCCGCGCCGCCGCCTACGCCGCTCCCTGGATCACGGACGGGGCGGATACGAGCGTCGGCGCGCCTTCCATCGGCGCCGGGGCGGACGCGGTCGGGCAGTGGATGGGCCAGATGCTGGCCAAGATGCAGGGCAGCCGACCCGCGGCGCCGATCTGGAACCCCGATAATCCGGTGGGCACCGAGACGCTTCAGTCTATGGGAATGCCACAGCCGACCAACTACGCCGGCCCGGTCGGGCAGTATGTGAACCCGGCGACGGGCGAGTTGACGACGCAGGGTCAGGCGCGCCTCGACAATCCCGCCATGGGCTTCGGAACAGCCGATATGGGGGCCGTCGTAGGAAGTGTCGGCCGCGTTCGTGCGCCGTTTCGCCGTGTCAGTGCTGGCTACGAGACAATCGACCCCGCCGCGGCGCCCGTGGAGGACATCCCGGCCGCCTTCGGGATCGGTCACAACAACGCGCCCGTCCGGAGCGCCATTTGGGCCGCGCCGCCGACCCGCGGCGTGGCGACGGCGACGGCCGGCCGCATGGGCTCTAACGCCGACGCGACGTTGGAGAGCCTGGGATTGCCCGCTTACGGTGATATCGTCCCGTCAACCAATACGGGGCCAGTTCCGGAAAGCATGATCCAGTCGGGCTCCCCGGCGCGGCCTGGTCAGGTGTTCGACTTGTCCGACACCTGGCGCGTGCCCGACGTGCCGCAGGAGGATCTGGCCCGCATCGACCCAGACGCCGGACGCAGGAAGGGGTTGCCGCCGCACATCATCGACGCCACCACCGACCCTGATATCCGCGCGAAACTGAGAACGGTCGCGGAGGCGGGATTGAAGGCGGGCGGCGCCTACTGGTACAACGCCGAGCCGCTGCGCCTCGCGTTCGTCTCCGAATTGGGTCCGGAGCAGGGCAATGCGACTTTCGGGCAATATATGCGAACGATCGGGGCGGTCAGCGCCGGTTCCGACGTGGGCCAGAACATCAGGACCGCGTCTTATTACAACATCAAGGAGCGCCAGGGCGACCCGGTCCAATCGGTCGCCGATCTCATCTCGCCCTACGGCCACAAGATGCAGAACACTCAGTTTGGCGCCTACTCCGACATCGCGGGCGGCGACCCGCTGGACCCGGCCATGCGCCCCAAGCGGGCCAGTTTCGACGCCAATCTGAGCGGCAATCAGCAGCCTGTGACGGTGGACAAGCACAACCTGCGGCTCATCGGCATGCTGTCCAAAGACCCGGAGTTCCTCAATACGACGCAGACGGCCGATGTGAACTACCCGTCCATCGGCGTGAAGGTGGGTGACAAGATCAACTGGCGCGACGCGGTGAAATCGGGCCGGATCACGATGGACCAGGCGCTGGATATCCCGCAGGCGTGGAAAGACGTGCCGGAGGCGAACCATTACGGCGCCCTGGAGGGATTCCAGCAGGATCTGGCGCGTGAGATGGGCATCACGCCGGCGCAGCTTCAGGCGGCGCTGTGGGTCGGAGGTGGCCGCGTGACTGGGCTGCGCTCATTGCCGACTTCATTCATGGGCGCGGTCGAGAACCGCCTTCAGACCACGGCGGCGGCGCGTGGTGGTACGCCCACGAAGGCGCTGCTGGACTTCGTGCGCGGCAAGAAGCCGCTGTTGACGCCTCTCGCGGCGACGGTCGGCGCTGGCGCGGCTAACGCCCTCCAACCCGACGATAATCGGTGATGAACTCCCACAGCGCGACCGCTTCGTCGGTGTCCTCGGCAAGCCGCGCGATGGCTCGCATCGTGTCGGGGTCGGCGCCGCTCGCGATGGCGCGTTCAACGAACGTCTCGCCAGCTTCCGTCTCATTCCAGGTGTATTCGCGGGCTACAAGTGTCGGCATGCCTCGTTCCTTCTCAACCAAGGGCGTGGTCAGGGGTGGTTGGCACGCGGGAACGTACCAACCGCCCCGCATTATAGCAGATCCACAGCAATGAGCGAGGACGCCGTCGCCTCCATCCAGGCCGTCGAGATCCTGCGCCTGCGCGGCTTGTTGGCTGAATTTATCGCAGAGCGCGACCGGCTGATCGAGGAGAGCGACCGGTTGCATTACCGCGTCCTCGAACTGGAGGCCGAGATCGCCGTGCTGCGCGGCACCATGGCCCGACCTGAACCCGACGATGGGCCGGTCACGCTCATCGAAGGCACGCCGAACGCACCGAGGTAATACCGAGTAATCCCCATGAGTGAATCAACAACAGACCCCGCATCGATCCCCGATGTCATCCCGCCCGTTCCAGATCCCCCGACACCGCCACAAGAGTCCACGCCGGACGGTGGCGACGGGACGGAACAAGAGGAACGCCAAAGCAAACGCGATCGCCGTTTCGCCGAACTCTCGGCTCGCCTGACCGCTGCCGAGCGGCGAGATCAAGAGCGCGAACGGGAACTGAAGTTTTACCGTCAACAGGCTGCCCAGGTCGCGCCGCAGGACGAAACGCCCGAGCAACGCCACATGCGTGAGCGGGCGCAGATGCGCGGCGAGGTCGAGGCGCAGGTCAGAACCGAAACATTTCACCAGCAGGGTTCGGCGCAGTTCTCCGACTGGAAGCAGCGTTGCGACGACCTGGTGAAGATGGGCGCCGACGCGGGCCTCGCCGCGCTGCTCGTCGAGATGCCGGATGGCGTCAAAGTCACCGCCGCGCTGGCCGCCGATCCAGAGGAGGTCGAGCGGATCGCCGGGCTGCGCACCGAACGGGCGCGGGCCGTGGCATTGGGCAAATACGCCGCCACGATCGACGGCGCTCCGGTGCCGCCACGAACCGCCGCGAACGGTGACAACCGCCTCGCGCCCCCTGTTACTCGCGCCCCGGCGCCGATCCGCCCCGTCGTGGGACGCGCCTCGCCAGTATTCAACGAATACACCGCCGATGCTCAGACGCTCGTTGACCGCTGGATGAAGCAGGATCTTGAACAGCGGAAGCAGGGGCGTTGACCGCCTGACCGAGTAGCCGTGCCGAAACCGCCGCGCCCGGTATATGGCGTTGCATCGTGCCCACCCCCGCCGCGTCCGGGTAATGACGTTGCGTCGTGCCGATCCGTTTGTGATTGCGTCTACCCCCTTCGTCACAGCGGGCAATCGAGATCTCAAGAACCGTTCCGGTGAGAGATCCTTTTTCCTGCTCGTGACGAAGGATACAGACAATGCCAGCAACAAATACGTTGCTCACAATCAACATGATCACGGCCAAGGCGCTCGCGATCCTCCACCAAAAATGTAACTTCATCGGATCGATCAACCGTCAGTACGATGATTCGTTCGCCAACTCAGGCGCCAAGATCGGCAGCACGCTGCGTATCCGCCTGCCGGTGCAATACACCGTCAGCACCACCCCGGCGCTGTCGCTGCAAAACACCATCGAGACGCAGGTCGCGCTGCCGATCTCCAACCAGTACCACGTCGATTTCTCGTTCAGCAGCGCCGAACTGACGCTGTCCATTGACGATTTCACGGCGCGCTACATCGAGCCCGCCATCGCCGTTCTCGCGGCCCAGATCGAGGCGACGTGCATCGGCATGATGTGGCCGGCGGTGTGGAACCAGGTGGGCACGGCGGGTGCGGCACAGGTGTTCAAGACGGTGTTGCAGTCTCGCAAGCTGTTGCTCGACAACCTGACGCCGCAGTCCAAGCAGTGGCAACTGCGGATCAACACACAGGATAACGTCGATCTGGTGGACAGCCTGAAGGGCCTGTTCCAGCAGAGCACGCAGATCAGCCGCCAATACACCGATGGCGTAATGGGTTTGGCGGCCGGCTACGAGTGGGCGGAGTCAACGCATTTCACGACGCAGACGCGCGGCGCGGAGTCCGCCACGTATCTGGCCACCCCGGCCGCCCAGACGGGCAGCACGCTCGCCGTGACCACCGGCACGGGCGCTGGCAACGCGGGCGATGTCTTTACCATCGCTGGCGTGTTCAGGGTTCACCCGGAAACGAAAGTCAACAGCGGGGTACTGCAACAGTTCGTGCTGACCTCCGCCTACGCGGGCGGTGCTGGCAACATGAGCATCGCGCCGGCCATCGTCACGTCAGGGCCGCAACAGAACGTCAGCGCGAGTCCGAACGGCACCACTTCAACCTTGACGTTTGCAAACACGGCCAGCACGGCAACGGGCTTGTCGCTTGCTTACATGCCCGACGCTTTTACATTCGCCACAGCCGATCTTGTCATGCCCAACGGTGTTGACATGGCCTCACGGGTGGTCAAGGACGGTATCTCCATGAGGGCAGTCAGGCAATATAGCATATCAGATGACACCATGCCAATAAGGATTGATGTGTTGTGGGGAGCCGTGGCTTTGAGGCCCCAACTCGCATGCCGACTCGTTGCAAATTAGCACACATCTAGCGTATAATGTTTGCTGTTTGCTACGAGCGTAGTTATCATACTCCCGTCTGGAAAACAGGAGGGAGTATGATTTGCGTGATCGAAGGATGCGCTGGCATCGCGCGAGGGCACGGCTACTGCTCGCCGCATTACACACAGTGGCGCCGGCATGGCGATCCGCTTCATAAGGAGCGGCGCTATCATAAGGGAATGCCGGCGGAAGAGCGGTTCCAGGCCTTTATCGAGAAAGGTTCGGGACCGAAGGCGTGCTGGGAATGGACGGGCGGGAAAATCGCCACTGGCTACGGGATGTTTCATCCAGAGCCTAAACAATCAATACTCGCGCACCGCTTTGCCTATGAACAGCATCGGGGGCCAATTCCGGCGGGCCAGTTTATCTTGCACCACTGCGATAATAGATCATGTGTCAATCCCAGGCATTTGTTCTGCGGTGACCAGCAAGCGAATGTCGACGATATGATCAATAAAGGCCGTGATCGCAAGCGCGGCGCGGTGGGAACCAAAAACCGCGGCGCGAAAATCACAGAGGCAATCGTGCGGGAAATCCGAGCATCTCCAACGACCGCCAGGGTTCTCGCGAATCGATATGGCGTATCAACCTCTTTGATTCATTGCGTCAGGCAGCGCCGCACCTGGAAACACATCGAATAGGAGCAACGAAATGAGCGGCTTTGCCAACAGAGGCCCGCAGGACAATCTCGCCACGTCCTCCTACGGCACCGGGCCGGGTCTGTTCGACCCGTCCCTCGCGGCGTTGGGTGGGGGACGGACCTACTCAACGGTCACGGCCAGGGCTGGGGGCACGCGGCCCCCGGCCACGAAGCTGACGGCGGCGGTCAACCGGATCGGCGTGTGCGCCACCGCGGCTGACAGCGTGGCGCTGCCCCCCGCCGTGGGCGGACAGGCGATTTACGTCCAGAACGCGGGGGCGACCTCGGCGCAGGTGTTCGCTGACCCGAGCACCTCGGACACCATCAACGGCGTGGTGGCGGCGACCGGCGTGGCGTTGGCGGCGGGCAAGGCCGCGTCTTACTTCTCGCCCGCGCCGGGGGTGTGGTTCGCGGTGCTGTCGGCCTGAGAGCCATGAACGTCTGGATTGATCCGCGCATGTGCCTCAGAATGCGAAAGCCCGCCCCGAATGACCGGAACGGGCTAACGCGAGGAGCATGTGATGGTGACTCATCACAAGTTCCTGCCTCGGATAGTGGTGCGGATCAGCGTAAAGATCAACCTCATTATCCGGCGGTAGGAGGGCGCCGTCCAGGGGCAACTCTGGGCGGCGTCTCCCCGGAGCGGGGGCACATCCAATGATGCTACAGACCACCGGGGATTTGATCACATTTACTTTGCGCGCAAGTGGAATTAATGGTGTCGGCCAGACACCACTTGCGGAGGATAGTAACACCGGGTTGGCGTTGCTTCAAATGCTTTTGAGTCAATGGCAACGCAAGCGTTGGCTGGTGTGGAACGAGCAGGAGGTCGCCGCCGTCGCCACGGGCGCCAACAGCTACACCATCGGGCCGGGACCGGGGACTGACTTCGTTTCCGCCCGGCCCGACCGCATTCACGCCGCGTTCTGCCGCCTGCAACCGTTCGGCGGCCCGAACCCGGTGGACCTGCCGCTCCAGATCATCGAGGCGCACGAGGACTGGGCGGGGATCACGATCAAAGACCTCAAGAGCATTCCGGCGGCGGTGTTCTATGACAGCAGTTTTCCGGTCGGGCGTGTTTATTTCTGGCCGGTTCCGTCCGCCGCTCATTACGAGATGCATCTCGTGGTTAAGGCGTCGCTGCCGACCTACACGACGCTGACCGATCCACTGGGCGTGCCGGACGAATACATCGAAGCGATGATGTGGAGCCTCTGTGTCCGGCTCCAGATGTCCTACGGATTGCCGGCGCGTCCCGACCATACCGCCGCGATGAAGCAGGCGATCAACGTCATCGAGATGGCGAACACGCAGATCGGGCTGCTGTCGATGCCGGCGGCGCTGACGCATCGGGGCGGTGATGTGAGCAGTTGGGCGGGTCGCGGGCTCAATCAGGCGTGGACGATCTCCGGCCCGAGTGTCCTCACATGAGCGACAACGGGTATTACCCCTTCATCGCCGGGGAAACGCTGTCGGCCGCCGCGCTCAACGCCGCCATCGCCATGGGCCAGTCGAACCAGTGGCGCAACGGCGCGGGGCCACCCGCCGACGCTCTGGGCGTCAACGGCGATATGTATCTCGATACGACGGCCGGCGACATCTACCAGAAGCAGTCTGGCATCTACGTCAAGACGGCGAATATCAAAGGACCGGCGGGCGCGCCTGGTCCGGCGACACCCGGACCACCCGGACCACCCGGACCATCGAGCGGCGGGACGGTCTCCAATATCGCCACGACCGGCGGGATCTCGGGCGGCCCCATCACCACGGCGGGCACGCTCGCGGTGCAGTGGAACGGCCCGCTGGTCAACGCGATCGGCACCGGCCTGTCGGCGGCTGGCGGCACCCTGGTCGTGACAGCCACCGGCGGCGGCGCTCCGAGCGGGGCAGCGGGCGGGGATCTGGCGGGGACGTATCCGAACCCCGCTCTGGCCGCCTCGGGCGTCTCGGCGGGCGTCTACGGCGACGCCACGCACGTCCCGGTCGTGACAGTGGACGCCAAGGGCCGGGTCACGACCGTGGGCGTGGCGACGATCACCGCGCCGCCGGCCAGCTTCGGCACGATCACGGGGGTCGCGACGTACGGACAACTCCCGGCCGAGGTAGCGTTAGTGCCCATCGTGTTCGGCTTCGCGGGAAAACCCAGCACGGGCGCCATCGCCAACGCGCCCATGGCCATGGCCGTCACGATTCCCTCCGGCCTCGCCGGGACCGTCGTGTTCGACAGCACCAAGGCCACCGCGAGCGCGGCTTTCGTCGTCAACAAGATCAGCGGCGGGACCACGACCTCGATCGGCACGGTCACGGTCACGTCGGCGTCGAACACCTCGGCCACGCTGAGCGGGGCGGGCGGATCGCTGGCCGTGGGCGACGTTTTGCAGGTTTTGGCGCCGACCCAGGACGCTACGTTGGCCGACTGTTCCATCACTATCCTCGCGTCGCGCGTCTGATGCCGACCGGTGGGTTCCTCGGACTGACGCCGACCGCCAGGACCACCGGCAATGCCGGCGCGAACGCCATTTTCCTGACGCCACTGGTCGCGCAACAAAACGGCGTGGCGACTGCCATCCTGCTTGATAGCTTCAACGCCAACAGCAGTATAAATCTTAAGGGGCTTATCTATGATGGGAGCCACAGCGCCCTGTTGGCGACGGGGTCGACGGTTACCGCGCTGGTGGCGAATTACAATCGGTTGCCGCTGACCGCGAATTTCAATCTCGTCGCCGGCACGACATACTATGTGGGCTACGTTTGCAGCGCTGTTTGCAACGTCGGCGTCCAGGCATCGGGCGGGACCGCGTCCTGGCTGGTCACCGGCCAGAGCGTGGCGAGTCCCGCCAATCCATTGGTGGGCGGCGCGAGTAATGGTTCAACGCTCATGCTCGCGTTGGAACTCGACGGGACCACATCGGCCGGCTATGGCTTCGGGCCTGATCAGGCGTCCGGCGTTACGTTGTCGGCGTCCAACACCGTGGCGACGTTTGGTTCCGCCGCCAATCTGGGCGCCAGGAGCGTTTTTACCCACATTCCCGGCGATGGGAAATTCTACGCCGAGGTCGCCGTGGGCGGGACACTCAACGCCGCTGTGGGCGTGGGGTTCGCGGGCGCCTCCTGGGGTACCAACCAGGGCGATCCTTTCGCCAGGGGCGCCGTGACTTTTCTTCAGCCGGGCGGCGCCATCCTCAGTGGCGCCAACCTTGGTCTGTCATACGTTTCCGGTGATGTCATCGGGATCGCTTACGACGGAATAAATAACTTCCTGTGGTGGAACAAGAATAACGGTGGCTGGTTTGGCGCCAGTTCGACAGCGGGCAACCCGTCCACACCGACCGGCGGCCTGGCCACCGGAACGACATCGTGGCCGGAGACGATCGCGGTCGCCACCGGGGCCTTGGGCACCGCCGCCACGTTTACCCTGCGCGATACGGCCGGCGCCTTGCAGTATGCGCCGCCGTCCGGATATTCGGCATGGTCGTCAGCGGCGGGGCCGGTGGTGGGCGGCGGGCAAACCGCGCGCGTGATGGTGCTGGCGTGAGCCGCGTGCCGCTGACCGGCGGGGCGTATATGGCACGCAGCGTCGCGGCGGCGGCCCAGCGGTCGGTCAATCTTTTCTCCGAACCGCTGCCCGAGGCGCAGGGCGAGCCGATGCCGGCGGCCCATTATCCCACGCCCGGCACCCGCCTGCTCTCGACCGTTGGCACCGGCCCCATCAGGGGCATCCGGCAGGCCACGACCGGCGGAATCTACTGCGTCAGCGGAAATGGGGTCTACAAGCTCGACCCCACGACCTGGGTCGGCACGCACCTCGGCGACCTGACGCATGGGCTGATCACGCCCGTCTCGATGGTCGACAATGGCGTCGACATGGTGCTGGTGGACGGCACCGCGAACGGCTGGCGGGTCACGCTGGTGGGTGATGTGTTCGCGCCGATCGTTCAGACTTCCAACACGCTGACGCCGGCCACCGGCACGACGACGGAGCCGGTGCAGGCCGATATCGCGCGCTACACGCCATTGGCGCCGACCTGGGACGGCTCGATCAGCGTCGTCACATTCACGCTGGCGACGGGGTTCTCCGGCAACCTGAAAGTCTCGATCTTCGAGGACGCGAGCGGTTCGCCGGGATCGGAGATCACCAGCACCCGCGCCGACGCGCCCATCCTCAACCCCATCACCGGTACCAACCGCGCCACCTTCGCCGCGCCGGCCATCGTCACCGCCGGCACGAAATACTGGGTGGGGTTCGTCTCCGACACGACGGCGGGCGCGTGGAGCGTGGACGCCGGCACGATCGGCCGATACAGCCACACCACCTTCGCCGCCTTCCCGGTCAATTCGCCCTCCGTCATCGCCGCCACTTCGGTGGCCTGCTCGATGGCGGTGGAGAGCGATCCCGGCGGGCTGTTCGAAGGCGGGACTCGCGTCGATTGCCTCGATACCTTCTTTTTGTTCAACAAGCCCAACACGCCGAGGTTTTACTGGAGCCTGTCGAACGCGGTGCAGTTCGATCCGTTCGCGCAGGATTCCGCGAACAAGGAAGCATACAGCGACCTGTTGCGGACGCTGATGGTCGTAAAGCGTGATATCTGGTTGTTCGGGGACAAGACCACTGAGATCTGGAACAACGTCGCGGCGCCCGATAGCCAGTTCCAGTCCGCGCCGGACATCTTCATCGACCACGGCATCGCCGCGCCTTATTCGGTCGCGGAGTATGACAACGGCGTGTTCTGGCTGTCGGCGGACAGACAAGGCCATGGCATCATCATCAACGGCAGCGGGTATCAGGCGAAACGGATCTCGACATATGCGATCGAGAACGAGGTCGCGGGTTACGGCAAGATCGATGACGCCATCGGCTTTTGTTACCAGATCGGCGGCCATTCGTTCTACGTCCTGACGTTCCCGCATGACGACAAGACGTGGTCCTACGACATCACGACCGGCCTGTGGCATGAGTGGCTGTGGATCGACACGAACGGCGCCGAGCACCGGCACCGGGCCAACTGCTACTGGCCCATCAATGGCGTGCCCGTCATCGGCGACTGGCAAAATGGCAATTTGTATGCGCTCGACCATCGCGTGTTCACGGACAACGGGCAGCCGATCAAGCGGGTTCGTTCGTTCCCGCATTTGGTTGCTGATGGGAAACGGGTGTTCTATCGCCAGTTTTTGGCGGACATGGACACCGGTTCGACGCCCGAGGTGATGCTGGCGGGCACCGTGACGCGGCTCAACGCGACGTTCGCGGCGCCCGATGGGACGGCGCTGTCGGCCTACACATCGGAGGTTGGCGGCGGCTGGACGCTGGCCAGCGGTTCCGACGTGGCGGAGGTCGAGGCGGACCAGATGACCGGAACGACGGGGACCGGCACATATCAGTCCGCCGCGCTGATCCTGACGCCGGATTACGCGCTCCGCTTCAACGCGATCCCGACAGCATATGACACAGTCCCGAGCGGCGTTTCCCTCTGGGCCGTCGGGCGGGCCTCCGGTGCCGACACAGGCTACCGCGTGACCATCAGCGGCGACGGGACGCAATACAACCTCGCCCTCGCCGTGCTGCCATCGGGGACTTCGGTGAGCGTCGCCATGGGGACGATCGCGTCCGGCGCTTACACGGTGTGGCTGCGGCTGCGCGGGACGACGATCTCGGCGCAGGCGCAACGAAGCGCGGACGGGCTGTGGCTGCGCGGCGACGGGACGTGGCAGACCAACCCAGGCACCGCCGCCGTCCAGTTCACCGACGCCACATATATCGCGCCCGGCACCGTCCAGATCGGCGGGGAGTGGGCCTGATGCCTTACTCCGTACAGCCGATCATCCTGCGGAACGGCGGCGTCGGTCTCACCACGCCGACCGGCGGAACGACCGGGTTCCCCTCCGCGCCGTTCAATTATCTGTTGTTCAGTAAATGGGTATGCCTGGGCGCGCAACCGCGCTCCGCCGGCATCAATAACAACATTTCATTCATGAATGTCACGAGCAACAATTCAAGCGTGCAGGTCCAACTCCTGGGAGGCACGAGCGTCAATTTGTTCAACGGCACCTTCAGCGCGCCGATCGGTAATGTTCTGTCGCATATCCTCGTCTCGGCCGACCCGGCCACGCAACGCCTTCAGGTCTACGTCAATGACGCGCCGGTCACGACACTGTTGGGAACCGGCGGCCCTGGGTGGATCGCATCAGGACCGTTTCATATCGGATTCAATGCCTGGAACATAGGCGGGGCGGGTTCCACCGCGCCGGGTTCCGGCCTCGCCGACCTGTTCATCGCCGCGCCCGCCGCGTTCTTCGATCTGGGCGTCGTCGCCAACCGGCGGAAGTTCATCAACCGCGATCTCACGCCCGTCGATCTCGGCGCCAATGCCTCGGCCGTGCTGGGCGCGGCTCCGCCAATCTGGCTTACCGTGCGCCCCGGCGGCGTCCCCAACGACTTCGGCGCCAATAACGGCACGGGTGGCGCCTTTACCATCACCGCCCCGCCGCTGGCGTTCCAGGCGGCTGGCGTCTGCGTCGCCGCGACCCCGCCTCCGCCGGAACCCGTGACGCTGGCGATGGACGACCTCGTGGTGACGGCGGAGGCCGACATGCTGAGCGAGAACCTGGTGTCGCTGCGGTGGAGCGATGATCGTGGCCATTCGTGGGGAAGTCCGGTGTCGCAGTCGATCGGCGAGGCGGGCGAGTATCGGACATCACACCAGTGGCAGCGTTTGGGCATGTCACGTTTTCGCGTGTTCGAAATCTCATGGTCTGTCCCGCTACCCACCGCGCTGATGGGCTGCTTCGTGGACGCCACGCCGGCGCAGTCATGAGCGGCGCATGGCATAATAATCGACGGCTTGCTGATGACTAATCCCATCTTTATGTACCCGGAAGTAGATCGTCTCGTAGGCGATGCCGAGCGCCGTGACGGCTTCGGACAAAGACATCTCAACGCCATCCAATCGCACGACACGGGTCCGTCTGGTGTTTCGGAGATTGGTCGATCGTGTCGCCCACCGGCAATTTCCCGGTTCGTAGTTTCCGTTATTGTTGATCCGGTCCAGGTCCATTCCCGGCGGCTTCTCGCCCATGTCAGCGAGAAACGCGGTGAAGTCATCCCAACGAGGATCGACGGATATGCCGCGCCCGCCATAGTTCCGAAACGCTGTGTCTTTGGGATTGACGCAACGGGTTCGTATCCCAAGCCAGATGTCATGGGTCGGAGTGCCGGCCATGCCGTGACTACGCGATCCCTTCTCGCATCCACAGGATTTCGTATGTCCGCTTGTGAGGTTGGGATAACAAACCACAGACGTTCTGCCGCAGACACAGCGAACCCTGAAATACCGATGTCTCGCGCGCTTTTCCACTTCTTCGATCACGGACAGATGGCCGAATACAGTCCCCGCCGGAACCTCGGCGCGGTTGTGGGGGATGTGACCCCGTGAGAAGGTGGTTTTAGCCATGATTAGCTCCTTGCTGAGCGTTCTGGTCAGGTCTGGCGCGGTGCTGAGAACATCGCGTCAGGCCGTTATTATACCATACAGTGTGGGGTAGAAAGCAATGGGCGCGCCTGTAATCACCCCACTTTTGCAATGGTCCGACGCGAATGGGCAACCATACGCCGGTGGGTCCATCGCTACATTCGAACCAGGGACCAGTACGCCTAAGGCTGTATATGTCGATCCGGAACTAACCGCACTCGCAACTAACCCGGTTATCATGGATGCGGCGGGTCGAACGTTAATGTATGGGTCAGGAGATTATCGCCTGATCATTCGTGACGCTATTGGCAACGAAATTGCCGACATAGAAGCAACCACCATCGTCAGCGCCGCCATGGCCCCTGTCGTCGCGGCCCCGACGATCGCCGACGCGGTGCACCAACTCGGCATCGACGGGCTGATCGCCACCGAGGCGGCGGACAGAGCGGCGGCGGACAGCGCGGAGCAGAGCGCGCGGATGAGCGCCGATACCACGCTCCAGACCAACATCGACAACGAGGTGACGGCGCGGACGGCGGGCGACGCGAACCTTCAGACGCAGATCGACGCCATCACCGGCGCCGGCACCCCGGCGGGCGTGCTGCCGGCTGGCTACTCCATCCGCTTCGGCGCCGGGTCGAGCGACAGCGGCGGCAATTTCTCAGCCACGTTTAGCCCGCCATTCCCGACCAGTTGCGATACCGTCGTCTGCACGTCGGCGCCCAACTGGTGGGCCGGCGTCAGCACCCGCTCGGCCGGCGGCTTCTCCGGCATCACCTCGTCCCCGCTGCACGGCGGCGGCACGTGGAACGGGTCGCAGGGATTCTTCTTCATAGCGATCGGCCATTAGCTGATGTCCGGCACGGGCAACATCTCCGCCGTCATCCCGGCGCCTGTCACGCCGCTGGTGGACGGCGACGGCAACATCACCGTCCCGTGGCGGGCGTTCTTTTTGGTGCTGCAACGCCGCACGGGCGGCACCGCGGGCATCTCGACGGGCGACAACGCCGCCCTCGTGGCCGCCGAACGCGGCGCGCGGATCGCGGCCGATCAGGGGCTACAGATCGCGCTCGACGCCGAGACGGCGGCGCGGAAGGCGGCCGACGACGGCGAGGCCGAGGCGCGCATCAACGGCGACGCCAACCTCGCCGCGTCGCTGGCCAACACCGCCAACCAGCTCGCCAACGAGATCGTCCGCGCGACGGGCGCCGAGGCGCTGCTGGTGCCGATCGCGTCGCTCTGTTCGCTGTGGGGCGCCTGTGACCTGTCGTTCCTGCCGACCAGTGATCCGGGCAGCGGACTGCCGTGGATCGACGGCAATCATCTGGCGATCGGCTCGGGGCTGGTGCCGGTCGATATCAGCCTGGAAGACGGCTCCGGGTTTTTGTGGACTTTGGAAGGCGGCGGGGACTGGCTGTGGGGATAAGCAATGCCTGATCTGAAGATCTCGGCCGCCGCGGACCCGGTCACCCTCGTCGCGACCGACAAGGTGCCGATGGCCCGTTCGGCGTCCACGACCGCCTACGCGGCGACGATGGCCGAGATAGCGACATGGACCAACACCGGCCTGCCCTACGAGGTCGCGGTCGCCACCTCGCCGGGCATCGCCTCGGCCGGCACGGTGGCCAGCGTCAGCCGGGGCGACCACGTCCACCCGTTCGACAACACCCGCGTCAGCAAGGGCGGGGACGCCATGACGGGCAGCCTGACGCTGCCCTCGCTGCTATTCACCGCGCTGCCGATCAACGCGGCGAATGACGCGGCGGCGGCGACAGCGGGTGTGCCGGTGAGGGGCGTGTATCGCAATGGCTCGGTGCTGATGGTGCGGACGGTGTGATGCGAAACTTCCAGTTCATCGCCACGATCGACCCGCTGCCGCTGCTGCACGCGGTTACCCTGCGGCCGGACCTCTGGAACTCCAATCGAACCCGCACCTGGCATCCGCAATCCGCGCACCGCGTCATCGATGACATCTTGCTTCGCTACAACGATTTCGACGCGGCACGGGGTGACGACTTCGTTGAGCGGGTATGCAGCGACCTCGGCGCCGTGAACATGCCGGCGTTCGCCGCGTTGCCGCAGGCGGTGTCGGTCGTGTTCGGCCTGATGGCCCGCGTGATGGGCGAACACCTCGGCCGCGTGTTCATCAGCCGCATGGCGCCGGGCGTGTGCATTCCGCCGCACACCGACCGCATCGCCGAGGCCGAGGCGCTGTTCCCCGGTAAAGTCCCGCCGGCTGTGTATTACGATCGATATCAGATCGCGCTGAAAGCCTCGCCCGGCGTGGTGTTTCGCGCCGACGACGAGGAAGTGTTCATGGAGCCGGGATCAATCTGGTGGTTCAACAACGAGGTCGAGCATGAGGTTTTGAACAACTCGCGTGACGATCGTATCAGCATGGTCGTTGATATCCGACCGTTCCGTCCGTGATCACGTATGCGCTGGAGCCGTGGGAACAGTATTTCCGCGAGTGTCAGGCGCTGTGGGAAGAACACTACGCGGAAATCGCGGTGGACAAGGACCGTATGCCGATGCGGCCCGACATCGCGACATATCGGGCGCTGGAAGCGCGCGGGCAACTTCAGATCGTCGTCGCTCGCGATGACGGGCGCATGATCGGCTACATTCTCAGCGTGATCCGCCCGCACCTGCACTATGCCGACGTGCTGACCGGTTACGAGGACGCCTATTTCCTGACGAAGCCGCACCGCCGCGGCATGACCGGCGTCAACCTGATCCGCGAGGCCGTCCGGCACATGAAGGCGGCGGGCGTGCGAAAGGTGTTCTTCATGACCAAGGCCGCGCTCGACATGGGACGCATCTTCGAGCGTCTCGGCTTCACGAAAACCGACATCGTCTATAGCAAATGGATTGGAGACTGACATGGGCGTGGGCGCCGCGATCGCCGGGAGTGCCGTCCTCGGCGCGGGGGCGTCGCTGTACGGCAGCAGCAAAGCGTCGTCGTCAGCCGATAAGGCGGCGGCGCTCAATCAGCAGCAATACCAGCAGACGCGCGCGGACCTGCAACCGTATTTCGGCCCCGGCACCACGGCGGTGGGCAACGCGCTGTCGCTTGCCCAGAGCGGCCCCACGGGCGGCGGCCCGGATTACGTGGCGCAGGCGGCGGCGCACATCCCCGGGCAGATGACGCAGGCCCAGCTTGAGCAAACGCCGGGCTACCAGTTCACGCTGAACCAAGGATTGAAGTCCGTTCAATCAGCGGCGGCGGCGCGCGGGTTGGGCGTCAGCGGAGCGTCGATGAAGGGCGCGGCGGAGTATGCCACCGGGTTGGCGAACAAAACCTACCTCGATCAGTTCAATGTCCAGCAGCAACGGTTTGGGGATTACCTCAATCTCAATACGGGGCAGCAGGGCAACCTGACGAACCAATTCAACAGGTTCAACTCCATCGCCACGCTCGGGGCAAACGCCGCCGCCGGGTTGGGCACGCAGGGCGCGGCGCTGGCCAATCAGGCGGGCGGCTACATCAACGCGTCCGGCCTCGATCAGGCGGCGGGGGTCAAGAACGCCACCAACGCGCTGTCGAGCGGGGTGAACAGCTACCTCGGGTACAACGCGTTGCAACAGGCGCTCAATCCGCAGACCGGGTTGACCGGCTACACGGGACCAAGCAACGCCGTTAATCCCCAGTACGATCCGATGGGCGTCTTCGCGAAAACAGCCTGACCCGAGAAAGGATCGCGCCATGTCCGAAACCAACGCGCTGTTGCAAAAGCTGGGCGGAGTGCCGACGCTGACGGCGGGCGATCAGGTGCTTGTCAACCCGCTGGCCGCGACGATGGCCGGCAACCAGGCGGCGCAGGAGGTGTTCAAGACGCGCGACTGGCAGGCGAAGCAGGCCGCCGGGCAGGCGTATCAACAGGCGATCGACCCGGAGACCGGACGCTTCGATCCGCTGAAGTTCAACAACCTCCTGGCCGCGACCGGCGCGACCGGCGCCCTGGCGGCGAAAGGCGGCGTCGAGAGTTCGCAGGAATTGCAGGGTGCCCAACTCGCGCAAAACGCCAAGATGCAGTCGCTGCTCAATGACTCGGTCACAGCGGCGCTCGCCTCGCCCGACGCCAATCTGAAGCAGTCGGTGCTGGAGCAGGCGCAACGGCTGCGCGCCGCCGGGTTCCCATCCGACCGTATAGACGGGTCACTCCTGCACCTGTCCTCCGATCCCGCGCAACTGCGGCAGCAACTGGAGACGGTGCGGGTGGGGACGCTGCCGCCGGATCAACGCCAACAGGTCATCTACGGTACGCCGAGCGGGGTTAATCAGGGCGGCGCCTATCAACCCACTATGACCGATCCAAGGACCGGCCGCACCACCCAGACTGGCCCTGGGGTTATGATGACACTGTCACCGGCGGAACAGAACGAGACGGTCAATCAACCGGATCTGCGGAAGACGTTGCCGGACGGCACGCCTAATCCAAACTATGGCACGGAACAGCCAGTCACCAAAAAAGAGCAACTTGAGCAAATGGGTTTCACGGTCCTGCCCAATGGCCAGGTCGTGAAAGCCGGCCAGCCGGGACAGCCCGGCGCGTCGCCCAATCTTGGCCCAGGCAGATACCCGGTGCCACCCGCGCTTCAGGGGCCTGGGGGCGCACAACCATCCGGCGCACAACCCCCCGGTACGCCGGAGCCAGCGGGGCAACCGGGGACGAACCCCAACGGCAAAGTGCCGATCCCACCTCCGCAGCGTCCGATCTCGAAAGCGTCTCCCGCCGATCAGGAGCAGATGCGAGCGGCCGGAGCCAAGTTCGACGCCGAGGCCGCCGCCGGTACGAACGCGCAGGGGCAGCAGGCGATCTTGGCCAACATGCTCGGCGACACAAAGCAATTCATGCCCGGCCCTTACGCCAACACGCTCGCCGCCATTCGGGCGCGGCTGGCGCCGGTCTTCGGCGCCGACGAAAAGGCGCTGGCCGCCCACGACAGCTTCGAGAAACTCGCCGCGCAACTCGCCTTGCAGCAAGCCGGGTCGGTGGGCGCCGGGAGTGACTCACGGTTCAGCGTGACCCAGGCCGCGAATCCGCACGGTGGCATTTCGCCCGCGTCAATCGACCTGATCCTGCGCCAGCTTCAGGGCAACTCGGACTACATCCAGGCGCGGCAGAAACTCGCGCAGCAATGGCCGGCGAAGTCCGATTATAACGGCTTCGTGGACAGCACCCGCCCACTCGATCCGCGCGTGTTCCAGTATGAACGAATGACGGACGGCCAGCGCAAGGACTGGTTCACGGCGATGGACCCGAAGGATCAAAAGGCCTTCATGCAGGCGCACAAATGGGCCGAAGGAAACAAGCTGATCCCCGGTGGCTGATTCGCTTTCCGCCTACGATCAGGTATTCGAGGACGCGGGCCGTGCGTGGAACGTCGATCCGCTGTTGCTCAGGTCGATCGCGAAGCAGGAAAGCGGTGGCAGGGCGAACGCGGTCAGCAAAGCCGGCGCGCAGGGTCTGATGCAGATCATTCCAGAGACGCAGCGATATCTCGGCGTGACCGATCCAAACGACCCGGTGCAGTCGATCTTCGCGGGCGCCAAGTATCTGAGCGAAGGACTGGACAAGGAAGGCAACCCGGCGGGTGCGCTGCTCTATTACCACGGCGGCCCGGACTGGCGAAACAAGTATGGTCCCGAGAGCGCGGCCTATGTGCCGGCGGTGTCGGCGCACTATCAGGCCCTGGCCGCCGGTCGCACCCCTCCCGCGCCGCCGCCGTCCGCGCCAAAGCCGCCGGAGGTGGCCCCTGAGACCCCACAGGCAGGCGAAACCAAGATGGCGGATGAAACCCCGGACGAGTTCCTGAAGCGCACCACGGGGCGCGGGAGCGGCAATGGCGGTAACACCACGAAGGACACGGGGCAGGAAACGCCGGAGCAGTTCCTCGCGCGCACGGCGCCGAAAGCCGGGGAGGCGAAGACGGCGGAGACCGCCGCGCCGCCGGGACCATACAGCGAGTATGGCGACCTCTCGGCGCAGCCGTGGGCACAGGGCAAGCCCGTCGCGGAGGGCACGGTCGCGCCGATCGTGCGCGGCGTTGAGGGCGCTGGTTCGGGGTTCCTCCAGGGTGCCACGCAAGGGTGGCAAACCACGCAGCCGTACCTGACGCCTTACGCTGAGAACCAACTCGCGGCCACGGGACCAATCAGTCGGCAGATCACAATCCCGCTCGTGCATCTGGCCGACATCGCGCACGGTGGCGTTAATGCGCTGATCCAGGGTGCGACGGGCGCGATAGGGGCGGGAACGGAAGCGGCGGGCATCCCCCGCGTCGGTCAGGATATCAACGCCCTTGCCGCCGTCGCGCCCATGGCGGGCATCGGGACCGGCGTACCGCGTGTGGTACCCGATGTGACGCCGCCGCCCTCGCCTCGCTTCTCCAGCGAAATACCCGTCGCTCCGGCGCCACCCAGGCCGCCTGGGATGTCGGACATGGGGCGCATCAACCAACTGATCGCGCATGACACCGCCGAGATGACGGGGAAAGAACCGCCACCCCCACCACCGCCTGAGATACCAGCCACCACGGCCGGTGTCGCGGAAGGCGAACCGCACAGGGCGTGGGTCGGCGACACGGTCGGCCAGATCGAGAGCCTGGTCAAAGAGAACGCCGCCGCCGGAGGCCCCCAGGATCTGAGCGCGGCGGCCACGCCCCAGGAACTGGCCGCTATGTCGCCGCAGATGGCCAAAGCCTACCGCCGCATGGCCGAGGTCAACCGCGTCGTCACCCCGATCGAAGGCGAGGACACGAGCATCAAGGTTCCCGGCTCGATCCCGACCGAGGCCGAAGCGAAAGGCGACCCGGTCACCTCGCAAAAGGAGGTCATGACACGGCAGCGGCGGCCGGAAGCGTTCGAGGGGCCGCAAGGCCGCCTGACCCAGAACGACGCCGCGCGCACCCGGCTCTATGACGACCAGACCTTGAGCGACCCGCAGATCGAGACGCTGAACGAGGATCAGGCCAAACAGGCCAGAAAAGATACCGCCACCGTCATCGCGAAGGCCGGCCCGGTGAACGGTGCGCCGGTGGCCGCGCAACTGAAGGGACTGCTTGACGATCCGCGCATCAAAGAGCAGCCGGATATTGTTAAGGTGTTGCAACCAATACACGATGCGCTTTATGACGCTGATGGAAATCTGAAGACGGACATTCAATCTTATTGGGGTATGCATGATAACCTGATGACCAAACTCGCCAAGGCGAAAGACCCGTTGCAGGCTTCATCATCTGAAAAGTTCGCGTTCAATCAACTGGTGGACGCCAAGAAGGCGGTTGATGGCGCCATGGACAAGGCGAGCGACGGCGCGTTCCAGAACTTCCTCGACAATCAGGCCGAGTTCTTCAAATCCAAGAACGCGGCGACCATCCTGCGGGACTTCCGGACGAAGATGGTCAATCCGAAAACAGGGACGATCGATGGCAACCGGTTCCATCGTTTCGTGACTGATCTCGCGGTGCGCCGCGGCAAGCCCGGCATCGATCCGGCGATGGACATCCCCGACGAGGTCATGAGCAATCTGATGGACATCGATGACGACCTGAAGCGCGCGGGCCGGATCGACCTCGGCAAGCCGCGCGGTTCTCCCACCAACCTCTATTTTGAACTGGCGAAGGGCCTCGGCATCGCCGGCGCGCATTCCCTGGCGGCTGGCCTGGGGCCGGTCGGGAACATCGGTGTGCAAGTGGGGGTGAGCGCGCTGCAACGGATGTCCGCCAATATGCGCCTGAACAAACTGGTGGATCAGTCGCTGAACTACCCGCCCTCGGCGGACCCCAGAATCACGCCGTCGCCCACCCCCACCGGCCGGTTCGTGCCGCCCATCGACAGAAATCCGCTTCAGTCCCCCTAGAGCAAATTAATCAGCACCGTACCGCCGATAAGCCCAATAACGTAAATGGCCGCCTTCATCTGTTCCGGCATGTAGCGTGTCCAAGCGGGGTCAGGCGGCCGCGTGTCCGGCTTCGCCCAGGACGGAGCATGCGCGTAGGGATCAGGCGTTGGCGGGGCCTTGGGCCTGGGCGGCGAAGGTGGTGGAGCAGGCGGCGGCTGCGGGGCCTCTTGCTCCGGCTCCCATGGCCGTGCCCATGACGGGGATGGCGACGTGAGCATCTGCTCCCACGTCAGCCCGTGCTTTTTGCGGAACGCCTCGGCCTGAAGTCCGGCGGCGGCGCGCTCGCCGTCGAACTCGGAGCCCAGCATCCCGAGGATGGCGGCGAGGCGGCGGCGGTCGGTGCTGGTCATGCGAACCCCCTGGGCTCGGCGGCCTCCCAGTACTTGCCGTCAGGCCCGCACGGGTCGTCGCTGATGTGTTGCAGCCGGTGCGTCGAGCAGGCGACGGGATACGGCTCTATCGGTTCTCCGGTCACGGGGCTGATCTCAGGTTTACCGATCGTGGACGGGTGTCCGCAGGTGGCATGAGGCGCGCTACCGAGAGATTTCTGAAACCAGCGGCAGTCGATGCACAGGTTCATCGGCCGTTCACCCTTATCTCGCGAATAATGCGCTCGGTGTTTCCCGCCAGATCGGTGCCCAGCTTCGCCAGCGCGGCATCGAGGCCATCAAACCGCTTCTCGTGGCGGGTAAGCTGCTGCTGCAACTGGCCGAAGCCGCGCGCCGTTTCGTTCGTCAGATCGTGAAATGA